GTTGCATAGTCCACAACTGCTCCACTGTATATTCCGTTATCCTGAGCAGCTATTTCGTATGAGGCAGGGGCATCGAATGTGGTAGCAAGGTTTAACCATATACCACCACCATATGCCCAGTTACCTGTCTGAACGCCGCCTGCGGTAGCATCAAAGTAACAGGCAATACCAACATCATTTGTGCCCGCTCCAGCAGTAGCTTTAATCTGGAAAGCGGAACTTCCAACTGGCACAGCAGCAACGGTGAGTAGAAGGGTATCAACCCCTGCATTGATGATACTCGGCCCCCATGCGAGACTAGCATCCCTACTGTCGCCAAAGTAGAATGGCTCGACATCAAGAATAGCATTATCAATTGGGTCCCAGTGTACCTTAACAGCGATTGTCTCCGCAACTGCACCAGCATCGATATGACCCAGGGCATAGCCGAAGGGCACATTGGTAGCAGCACTCGCTATCTTACTGATAATGGCGGTTGTTATACTGATATATAATCGGTCACCACCATTTACAGCTATTTGTCCACCATCATCTGATGGGAGGACGGGTAGAATCCAGATGCCCTCAGTATCGATAGCAATCAAATCAGTCGCTGCGGTAGCCGTCTTAAATGCTACACCAACCCCTTGCAATGCTACCGTTCCGAATACTACAGCATCGCCTTTATTAACAAATCCGCCGACATTACCGGCTTTGTGTATTAATTCACTCTCTAAAAGAGTGACATGTCTACCTTCATAGGTAGAAGAAACTTCTTGTCCTGCGGGCTCTACGTCCGCAATAGGATAAACTCCAAATGTAGGCATAATATTTTACCTCCTAGGTTATTTATAACTAATTTTTATTTAGATAACTAATTTTTATTTATTAGGTGGGCCCCACCACTGCCACCAGAACCAGATCCATGGTACACCCATCCAATGAACTTTTACTGCTATAATTTCAGTTCCTGCTCCAGTAATAGCCTGTAAAGCATAACCGATAACTGCCCATGCAACGGTTGGATCATCAGTAACTATTCCCGCGGCAGTTATAAACAATGCTTGCCCTACCTTTACTTCAGCAACAGCTACTACTGAGAGTCTCCATATTCCCTCAGTATCAATTGGTATATTCTCTGATTTTGAGGTCGCAGATTTTAAAGCTATTCCTACCCCGTCCCAAAAGGCTACGGGTTGGCCCTTATCTACAAGTTCATCTCCAGGATCTGCATGAATTAACACGCTTTCTTGAATATAAACATGCCGTCCTTCAAAGGTAGATGAGACCTCCTCACCTGCTTCACGGTTTGGATCGTAGTAATAATTAGTGCCTTCTTCTTCTGGTTGTTCTGGGCCTACCATGATTTATCTTCCTTCAGCAGCTGTTTCGGCTTCCTTGTCAGATAACCCGAGCTTCTTAAAGGATTCTACAAGAGCCTTATGACTCTCTACTGCGTTTATTTCCGTCTTTCCTAAACCCTTAACTTTTCCTGATTCCTGAATGGAAGCAATATAATCTTTTTCAGATTTTATTGCTTCTTCTATCCCATCGGCAGTTTCAACATCTTTAAACTTCTCCAGTATTTTTGACTTTGCAGCCTCAGGTAATTCAGATTTGCCTACAGCTTCGTCTATTAAAGACTTTGCCTCAGCTTTCTTTTGTGCCCTTGCCGCTTCTTCCATCTTGGTCTTAAGTTCATCGCGCTCTGTAGTTAAGGTTGTAATTTGCCCTTCTAATTCTTTTACTTTCTCTTCCATTTCCATAATTCTTTTAACCTCCTTGGTTAATTCAGCTCTAGTCTCAGTTTTAATAACTTCAACTAAGTCTGGTCTTAATTCTTTAAGCTGGTTAATCTCTATTAGATCTATGTTTATTCTTTCTGATTCATAAAATTCTACCGAACCGCCAGCACCTGGTTCAGTAACAAAATCAACTGATCTTGCCTTTATTAGCTTCTCCACTAACTTCGTCTTGATACCCTCAATCTCAGCATCGGAAGCCGAGCCAATTGCATTGATTGAAATGCCCATCTCTGAAAGCATCTCTGAATCTCGCAATCTTGCTAACTTCGCCTGCAGCCAGGGTTCAACTATCGTGGCCTTGCCAATAATAGTTCCATCTTCTTTAACTTCAACATTATTTAAAGTTCCCACCCAGTCCCTGATAGATCTTTCAGGCCGTGCTTTATCTTCAGCTGGGGTAGGATGATCAGCATACATTTTTGCACCTTCAAATACTTTATAATCTCGTTTTAATACCTCAACCGGGTAATATCTTCCATTACCTTCATTAAAACCAGATTTGATAATTGTTACCGTAGCAATACCTTTGTCTAGTTTAGCTTCTGACAATGAAACATAGCTCGTTAATTCTTCTCTCTTCTCAACTTCTTTAACCCATTTGGGAATGTCTTCATCTTTAACATCTAAATTCTTGTATTCAGAGCGGATTGTTCTCTTTACCTCTGTTAGATCAGCAGAAGGTATTGCTACTTTTTGTCCTCTAAAACCGCCAGGACTTAAAGCAGCTGCAGCTTTACCTAATTGCATTCTGGTTATCTTTTTAGTAGGATCTTCCCATAGTCTCAATTTCCATTCAGATGACTTTTCAGGATCAGGTACATAAGCAAAAGCCTCCGCAGGAAACTTAACGCCATCTTCGGTTTTCATTATAGCCTGCTCTTTTAACCAGACTAAAGTTGATTCGGCTTCCTTGATTGCCTCTTGAGTTTTAGCCTCGTCTGGTAATTCACTTGACAGCAATTCCTGGCATAGTTCAACTATTTTTTTAATACGAACCGCATCGGCAGAAGCGTTACGCTTACCGACTTCTTGGATTATTTCGGCATATTTAGTTTGTAGAAACTCAATTGAAGAAGACTCCCGTGAACGAGCCTTTAACCATCCACACAATTTCTCGGGGTCAGTTATACCAGGCTTTCCCGACAGATGGCTAACACACCCTGTAAAACCAACTTCCCCAGCCCAATCTATTAGGACATCAATATTACCTCGCTGTTCGAGTATCTTCGCAGCTTCTAATGCATCAATCCTAATTTCTGATGGTACTTCGCTTTCTTGGTGTTTGAAAAACTGAATCTGCCGTTCTCTTTTCTTAGCATCTTCTTCAGAATCAAACTCACCTAATTTCTTTAAGCCATCATGGGAATAGAGAACCCATTTATTACCTTCGTGCTTAATAACTTCTTTAAGTTCTGGCATATTTACCTCCTAAATTTTTATCTCTTTAATCTGGCTGGTGCACAAGCACAGCGACATCCAGGAAATCGTGGGGGGGTCATGTGGCCACTTGGAAATGCTTGATGAAAGGGAATTATTCCAGCTGCTTCATTTTCTCGGCAACCATCAGAAACTTTGTCATCGCCAGCCGTTATCCATTCCTTACCATCACTTCCTATCTCATCACCATTGTCCTCAAAGGCCTGCTCTAAAGCAGTCGCCGTCTCATTTTGTGCGATTAACTTTCCCCTGTTTACACTCATATCCTGTATTTCTCTTCTTATGTCTCGACCAATACCAGCCACGCCTCGTTTGTTTGCTATTCCATCACTGATAACCTTAGCTAAGCGGTTCTTTGTTTCCTCATCCATCTGAGTTACCAATTGAGCAGCGTGCTTTTCCGCCCAGGTAATTGCCTTAGTACTTGGTATTCCCTCAAAGGCAAGCCCCCCATATTTCATCATCTGAGCGGAACCAGCAACATAGGTAGTTATTAAGTGCCCAGCTACCTTTGTTTCAAGCCCAACATTCAATATTTTTAAGATAGGATCTAAAACTCCTTCAACATCTTTATCTAATGACATTGCAACCTCTTTCTAACCATTGCATTACTTTAAAATTAATCTCAACCATTCCCTGTCCTGTATTTAAATTGTGCCAAATGCTTTTATGGAGTTCTTTAGGAATATAAATTATTCTCTCTTTATCTATATGGTGTCCTTCCGAACCTTCAAAGTATTCATTAATAGGCTTAAAACCTAACTTTCTATGTTTATCATAACCTCGTTTATCAGCTTCTTTACCTGCAGGAGTTTTGCGATATCGCTTTTGTTTTTCAGCTACTTGTTCAGGGTGATTTTGATAATATTGTTTATCGTATTCTTTCCTTTCTTCTTTATGAACTTTATAATATTGTTTATCGTACTGTTTATAATATTGTTTACTATACTCTTTATAGGCAACAACTCCACACTCCATACAATATTTCTGCCTATTACTATTAGGCACATATTCTTTACCACACCTTATACAAATCTTAGTTTCCATGTTATATTTTCTCCTCATATTTAGAATAAATTCTCTCCAAGTCTTGATAAGGAAAGGCCTTGTTCATGGCATTAAAATAATCAACTAAATCCTTTTCCATTCGATCAGCGAGCTTTACGTTTTGCTTTGCGTTTGGATTGCACGGGATCTCGTCCTGTAGCTTTCCCAGTATCCCGTTGATCTCCGTTTTTACCGTCATCTTCCTCTCCCGTTCCTTTGCATTTATCACAAATAAGCTGGATCAGGCCATGTTCAAATTCAAGATAACCCTTTCCATTACACCTTTTACATATCACTTTAATGTCTCCTTAAAACTCTGAAGCGCCTTGATCAGAGCAACATTTGGATTACTTTCCATGGTCTTTTCTAATTTTTCAATGGCTTTACTAATGTCCTTAATTCCTATAGACATTAGTGCTTGCTGTAAGACGTCTTCTGAAGTTGCTAACTTTGGGATGACGGGGATCAATGCCGCTATATTTGTAGCTATTCCTGCGGCTTCCTCAGGTGTTATTGCTGGTAGGTCAAAATCAAAAACTCGATCTACCTCAGGTATTTCATTATACTCTAGCACTATATCGGAAATGTCCTTGTATGCTTCAAGCCAAAGAGTCTGATAAGAATTAAACATCTTAACCATTGGAAGCTCAACGGTCTGTGCTGTCGCTAAACTACCAATGGATATATCCCCAAAGTATTGTTCCGTTATTCCAAAAGCAGCACAAATTTGCAACTTAAGCATTCGCCCATCCTGGTAAGCTCCCGAGGCGCCGGTATCTGTTTTGATAGGTTGAGTATCTGAACCCATATTTTCAATCAACCAACTACCAGCATCTGGCCTTGTTTGATCTACTTGAGCTTTTATCCCTGCTACTGCCTTACTTCCGCCTGTTGCCT